GCAGATATCTTGTAATCATGAGTTCTTTCTCCAGGACATGTTGAGGGTTAAATGCTCGACACAGAGCCGAGACTTACTTTGTTTTCAACAAGGTTTCGTTTTGGAACTGGATAGGTCCCCCTACGAGAAGAAAGGACAGAATTGAGACTACAAATCTGCTCTAAGACGGCATATCTCACTGAATGCCAACACCCAAGTTTCACTATCTGTAACCGGGCTGGTTGTAACAAGGTTACACCCATCTGAAGAGAACCTCTTCCTTCGGGAAGAGGTCCAAGACAGAGAATGGAAATTGGTTGGTCTGTTGTAGGACTCGTCGGAAAGTAATTTCCCTGTTCATCCGTGAGAAGCAATAGCTAGCATAGGATGAGCGACCGAGAATCAAAAGATCCTCGGGTGACATACAATTGGAAGCGCACTGTTCCCAGAAGCTTGGTGAATAATCTAAATAATTCACCTTTTTATGCCTCAGGAAACCACGTAGCTCCCAATGTTGCTCCAAAAAGTACTTCCATGCTTTATCGCCGTTCCACCACCCATCTTGGGAGTGACACATCGAATAAAGATGAGGAAGCACCGGTAGGTATTCAACAATACCCTGCTCCGGAGCACCTGTCCGCTCGACCTGCTTGCCTTTACCTCTCGCCATGATGATGCCCATGTTTAAATAGGGCACGACATCTACCTTCCTCACCACTCTTGTGAAGAGATCAACCTGGTGGAATCCAATTCTAAAAAGAACTGAATTGATTTGGGCTATGTCCGATTGGAATAGGTTCTTTCCTAAAGAAGGAAAGAAACCAACCTTTCGAACATCGTCACACCAAGCTTGATACTCATCAGGTGAGCAGCAGAAAAGAATGTCGTCCCCATTTACCAAAACATTGGGTGCTCTCCGCTGTAGCCGATGATAGGTGTACCTAAACACCAAGTAATTAGCTAGACAGAGAACAGGAAAACTCAAGACGTGTCCCATCAACTGACCATTGGTCTGTTGGACTTTACCGAGATCGGTCGACTTCCAGTGCTTGTAGTTTCCACCCAGGGAGTCAGAGTCGAAAGACACTGGCTTTTGTGTATAGTCAATCGTAGCTGTACAGAAAGAGTCACGAATCCGGAACTGTTCCTCCAGAGGCAGCATACCAAAGAGGTACCCGATTATCATTTGAGATAACTCGGACGCCAAATTGTCTGTTGCTCCGGAGAAGTCACCCGAATTGAAGCCCTTCCCTAGCGAATACGAACCACCCACATACCAAATATCCTCCTCGGAGACTGGACGTCCTATGAGATTGAATTCACGACGCTTCCGCAGCTGCTTCCAAAGGCACACTTGTAAAGTGTTCCAATTTATGTAAGCTCCTGCTGAAGGCTTAGTGATAATTCGACCTTTCATAGGCTCCAGTACGACGGCTGGCTGAACGTGATTATTCCGTTCCCTGAATTCTTGGCGGTAGGTGTTGAGGGTCTCTCTGAGATCCTCATCCCAAGGGTGAACAGAATAAATAGGAACAGGCCGTACCCACTTAGGTACTATCTTTCCATCTATTCTGGTCACCACCTCCGCAAAACCCATGAATTCAGGGGTCAGACACGCAGCACTAGCCCAGTCACCCCGCTCCAACTGCCTTAGGTAGTCAGTTTCAAAACTGGCCGCCAATCCCACCTGACCCCCATCTGCCAAACTCGACTCAATTGTCGACTTATAGCTAAGATGGGAGTCCTCTCGCGACCGCCATGCTTTCTCCAGCTTTTTAGGAAGGGTCTTGAACTCTTTCCTTAATGTGTCTTCAGCAAAAGCCATAATCTCCTCAGGAACATCAACTTGCTTTGTTAAAGCTTTCTTGTGTTCCAAAAGAGAATTGTCAATTGCATCAGCACGTATAGGAAGGAGCCCTTTCTTCAATCCTTGAAAAAGAGAATACACGCTCGTCGCATCCGCCATGGCCACCTTAGAACGGGCCTTGACCGCCAAGAACCGATAATGATTTATCATCCATCGGGGGAAGAGGAAGTACTTTCCACATGACTTAAATCCGTCATCTGCTGGCACTTCCGTTTGGAAGTAGTATCCGAAGATCTGATTGATCACGACCTTGAGAGTTTTCACAAGCTTTCCTTGCCATGCAAGGATGAAAACTCTCTGTCGCAGATCAATCCGTTCTTCTTCGGAGATAGCTCTTCCAAGCTGGCAGTCGCAGAAGATTGATAAAACATCAATGTAATCGTCGACTTCTTCCCAGATCCATTTAAGGATCTTATCTATCTCGGTCAGGGTCCACTCACCGGCGCCATAATCAGCCCAATACCCTACCAATCCACTACTCTGAATCGGACAAGCGGAAAGTTTGGTCCTTAAGCCATCAAAGGCATCCAAAGACCAAACCTTCCCAAGCAGATTGTCCACTTCAGGGGAATCTCCCTTACCGTCTCTCTCTTCGAATGTGAGGTTTATCCTTACCATCGATAGCTGTGCAATTCGGTTAAAATCCATTGTGATTTTGAGCGTTTGCTTGAGAGGGACGTG